CTGAGATTAAAGGCCCAGCGTTCGTAGCTAAAGGTCTAGCCTTTCAAAGGAAAGCAACCAATCCAAGGCTACCAATTAAAGCTGTCAAAGGACCGCCAGTGCCAGCCATGATAACAAACGATGAAGCATCAGAAATCATTCAAAGATACATCGATGAAGTCATGGAGAAAAGAACAGCGAATGCAATCAAACAGATGCAGAAGAAGCTATGAACCACTTCTGTATTTTTTATAAAAACTAAAAAATTTAAACGAAGAGTCGCCGAAAAAATAATTCACAGGTACTGTCGGTGATTTAAATCCCCTGCGGGCTTGAACGGCCCAAAAGTCACCTATTTTTTATTTTTTGAAAAATCGGTGTTTCGTTTCGTTTAAAGCTAAACAGGAGAAACCAGATGGAATACAAATCACACGTAGAGCCAAAAGCGTACGAAGCAGGTGTGCCAGTTTACTGTGCACATGACGAAATCGTACCAGTCGAAAAAGTGATAGTGAATCCGAAAAACCCAAACACGCATCCAGACGGACAGATCGAAGTCCTATCTAGAATTATTCAGTCAACAGGATGGAGACAGCCAATCACTGTTTAATGAATTTAAAAAGATTTTTGAATAAAGTGAGGTGAGAGCATGGCTCAAAATTTAGTGGACACAGAGCAGATGGCGAAAGTCTTTGATTTAACAACAAGACGAATCCAACAGTTAGCTAAAGAAGGAATACTAAAGCCAGCCATGACAAACCCTTACAAGTTCGATTTTTTACCGACAATCAGATCATACGTAAAATACTTAAGCGATAAAGTTCAAGGCAAAGGTGGAGATGCGCCAGACACAAAAGATTCTAAAGCAAAGAAGCTGAATGCAGAAGCAAGACTCAAAGAATCGCAAGCAGCTATATATGAAATTAAGCTAAAAGAAATCAAAGGTGAAGTCCACCTGAGCGAAGACGTAGAAGCAATGACAAATGATCTTGTTTATTCTATCCGTTCGATGATTCTCGCACTTCCTGGTCGATTAGCCATGGACGTCGCGAGAAACAACAACGCAAATGAGTGCTCAACACTCATCAGAAACGAATGCTATAAAATCCTGGAGGAACTATCGAACTATCAATACGATCCAGAAAAATATGAGGCTCGCATGAAAGAAAGAGAAGGACTCACGGATGTCGAAGATGACAACAAAGGGGAACGCCAAAAAGCTGAATAGAACTATCAGCAAGGCGATAAAGAACTTCAAACCTCCAGAAAACCTCACGGTAGATCAGTGGGCTGATAAGTATAGACGACTCTCTCCGGAAAACTCTGCGGAAGCAGGACCATGGAGAACTTCTAGAACTCCGTATTTATACGAGCCTATGAAGTCATTCACAGATCCGAAGGTGAATCATATCGTGATGGTAGCAGCGTCGCAGGTCGGGAAATCCGAGCTGGAACTAAATATCATCGGATACATCATAGATCAGGATCCAGGCTCAATCCTTTACATTCATCCATCACTAGACGACGCGCGTAAATTTTCAAGGCTAAGAATTACACCGATGATACGTGATTCAAAGAAACTTAGTGAAAAAGTATCTGACGTTAAACTAGGAAGAAAAGCAACAGACACGATGCTGCAAAAATCATTCCCGGGAGGAATGCTCACGATAGCGGGCTCAAACAGTGCGTCCGCCCTAGCGTCAACACCGGCGAGATACATCATCGGTGACGAACGAGATCGATGGGCTGTCAGCGCAGGGAACGAAGGGGATCCGTGGAAGTTAGCAGAAGCAAGACAGGCGACATTCTATAACCGAAAAGCAGTCGAAGTTTCAACGCCAACAATTAAAGGAGCTTCAAATATTGAGGCCTCATTTTATCTCGGAACCCAGGAAAGATGGTGCCACAAATGCCCGGAGTGCGGAGAGTACGCAGAGATAGTATTCGACAATATACACTTCAATAGCACAGTAAAAAAAGTCGGAATTAAAAAAATCTATTCAGTTAAGGGAGACATCACATACACATGCCCAAACTGTGGGTGCATCATTCCGGAATCTAGAATGAGAACACAGCCGGCTAAATGGGTAGCAGAAAACCCAGAAGCGTATGACAAAGGATGCAGATCATTCTGGCTAAATGCCTTCTCTTCACCATGGACGCCATGGGAAAAGATCGTCCTCGGATTTTTAGAAGCCAAGCATGATCCTCAAAAGTTAAAGGTTGTTTATAATACCTTATTCGGTCAGCTTTGGGAGGACCGCGGAGATTTAGAAGATGAAGACACAATGCTGGCAAGACGAGAAGAGTATGGACTCTCGCCAAGCAAAGTACCTATAGATCTACCAGAAGGAGTGCTCGTGTTGACATGCGGTGTTGATACGCAGGATAACCGCCTGGAATACGAGGTCGTCGGGCATGGCCAATACGGTGAAACCTGGGGAATCAAGAAAGGAATCATCATGGGAAGACCTGATACGCAAGAGGTATGGTCCCAATTAGATGATGTAATAGATCATGTTTATTTATATGCAGATGGCAAAGGCCTAAGAATTTCAATGACGTTTGTGGATTCTGGTGGACATTTTACAACAGAGGTCTACAAGGAATGCAGACGCAGAAAAAATAAAAGAGTGTTCGCAATAAAAGGTAAAGGTGGAGAATCCATCCCGTTTATTGCACCACCGCGAAAAGTACCTATTGAGGGCAATAAGAAATTTACTACATGGTTATATACGATAGGAGTCGACGCAGGAAAAGAAAATATCATGTCGTCGTTAAAAGTTCAGGAAGCAGGACCAAAATTCTGCCATTTTCCAAAAGATGAAGGGAAAGGATATGATGCAAACTTTTTCACTGGTCTCCTATCCGAAAGACTAGAGCTTACGAATACAAGGCGCGGAAATGTGTGGGCATGGGTAAAAATTCCAGGGCACGAAAGGAACGAAGCACTAGACTGTCGAAATTATGCAATGGCAGCATTTAGAGTTTTGAATCCAGATATGCAAGCGGTCGAAAGAAGACTAAGACAGGCCGATGCAGTAAAAAAAGCGCCGGCAAAGAAAAAGAAATCACGAAGTAAAACGTCAAATAGTGCGTTTGATTCGTGGTAATTAGGAGGCTATCCCGTGAAAAGAACAAAGCAAGAAATAAAAAGAGAGCTGGATAGAACAATAAGAAGACTTGATTATTTTTATGATTTAGAACAGAAACTGCTCGAAAGCGGTGGAGTACAGTCATACACAATTGGATCCAGATCGCTAAGCAAATATAGCCTTGCAGAAGTTGAAAATGAAATCGAAAAATTAGAAAAACGCAAAAAAGATCTTGAAAACGAGCTCGCGGGCAGAAAGAAAAGAAGATCACTAGGTGTTATACCTCGTGACTGGTAAAAATTAAACATTAGCAGTTAGGAGGTGAAAATATGGATAAAACAGAAAAAAAGCAACAAAATCAGCAAAAAGCAGAGAACAAGTCTCAAAAATCGACATTTTATACGCAAAAATCGTTTAAAACTGCACAAAAACGAAGAATAAATCCACAAAATAAAGGGTATTCAGAAGCAGGTGCAAGCTACCAAAAGAAAGCGTTAAAAGGATTCAGAGCATTATCAGGAAGTCCGGTAGAAGATATCGACTTTAATAATGCAACATTAAGAAACAGATCCAGAGTGCTAAGCATGGCATCGCCGGTCGCGTCATCAGCAATAAAAACAAACAGAACGAATGTGGTCGGGCTGGGGTTAAAAATGAACTGCAGAATCGACAGGAACACACTAGGAATGACAAGCGAGCAGGCTGACGAGTTCCAGCAAAACGTAGAGCGCGAGTGGGAGCTCTGGGCAAAGAACCCGAGAATGTGCGATGCGACAGGAATGAACAGTTTCTACGCGATGCAAAGACTCGCTCTTATTTCGTGGCTTTCAAGTGGTGATGTCTTCGCAGTTATTCAGCAGGCAAAAGCAACAGCAATGCTACCGTACTCGACAAGAATTATGCTGGTGGAAGCAGATCGCTGTGCAACACCACAAGACAACACGATAAAGAACGCTCCTATTTATACAACCGGAATCAATGAAAAAAACGGAAACAAGATCTACGACGGGGTAGAAGTCAATAAGAATGGATTAATCGTAGCGTACCATTTCAGAAACACATATCCATACGAACATGGGACAACAGACACCCTGAAATGGGTACGAGTAAGAGCCTACGATGAAAAGACGAATCTTTATAACGTTATTCAAATCAAGGACGACGAACGATGCTCACAGTATCGAGGAGTCCCATATCTGGCACCGGTCATAGAACAGTTACTACAGCTTAGAAGATACACAGAAAGTGAACTCATGGCGGCAGTTATTGAGTCATTCTTCACAGCATTTATAAAAACGACTGCAGACACAGACGAGAACCCATTCAATGAAACAGATCCAATCGCACCTGGAGAAGAATACGAGAGAGGCGAAAACGACTATAACTTAGGTCCGGCAACAATTAACGTAATGGAACCAGGTGAAGACGTCACATTTGCTAATCCAACAAGACCAGCGGGAGGATTTGATAGATTCGTAAACGCTATCGCAAATCAGATCGGCGCAGCTTTGGAAATTCCAAAAGATTTATTACTAAAGGAATTCAACGCGTCATACTCAGCATCAAGAGCTGCACTTCTTGAAGCGTGGAAAGCATTCAAAATGCGAAGAGAGATCCTGATCGAGAAATTCTGCGAACCTGCATATGCGGTATGGTTTGCAGAAGCAGTAGCGAGAGGACGAATCAAAGCACCTGGATTCTTTACGAATCCAAGAATGAGAGCTGCTTATTTAGGAACTGAATGGGTAGGTCCATCACAGGGACAGCTAGATCCTGTTAAAGAAGTTACAGCTGAAACGCTGGCAATCGCGGAAGGATTCTCAACACACGAGCAGTCGACTGCTAAACTTACAGGAAATCAGTGGTCTCGAAATATTGAACAGCTCAAAAAAGAAAGAACAATGCTGGGTGGACTTCCACCTGACCCACACCAAAGTGGATCAACATCAGCACCAGAACCAAACCAAGACGAAGACGATGATGATGGTCAGGGAGAAAACCCGATGGAGAACATGATCAGAAAAATCGTAGTGGACGAGTTCAGAAATGCACTGGAGGAATTCAAAAATGGCAAAGACTGAAAAATTTAAAAAGTTCTGGAACGTTGCATCGACTGACGGAGAAACAGGCGATCTTAATCTATACGGAGAAATCAGATCAAAACATCCAACTGACTGGTTCGGAGATAAGATCGAAGGCGACTACATCACACCGCAGGGATTCAGAGAGGACATGGAAGCTCTCGCTGACAAAAAGAAAATCAACGTTCATATCAACTCAGTAGGCGGGGACCTTTACACAGGTATCGCCATCCATAACGCACTAAAGGGAATGGATAAAGAAATTAATGTCATCGTTGAAGGAATCGCAGCAAGTGCTGCATCCGTAATTGCAATGGCGGGAGATACCATCCAAATGTATCCAGGAGCACTCATGATGATTCATGGGGTTAGCACCCTAGTATGGGATTACATGAATCTGGAAGATATCGACAAATTACGTAATGCCGTGCAGACAATGAACGATGCAATCACAAACATCTATCACGACAAAACCGGAATCGACAAAGCAGAAATCAGTGAAATGATTAAAGCGGAAACGTGGATGACAGGCGAAGATGCGGTAGATAGAGGATTTGCAGACGAATCACTATCAGATGATGAAAATGATGACATGGTCGCAATGGTGGACATGGGAATCAGCCCAGACAAAAAATTTATTTTTGTTAATAAGGCACAGCTCCCGACAGACGGCATGAAACACATCCCAACATACATACCCACCGTGAAAAACACAGCTAATCCTGTCAAAAAGACAGTTAGCAATAAATCAAAAGCACAGAAACAGGTGCAGAAAGGAGCAGTCAATTCTATGAATATCGAAGAATTAACAAAACAGTATCCTGATCTAGTAGCACAGATTGTGCAGGAAGCACAGAATGCAGCTACAGCAGAAATGCAGAACAAGATCAGTGATGCGGTAAATGCCGAAAGAAACAGAATCAAAGACATTGATGCAATCGCTGCATCTATTCCAGATTCAAACATGGTGAACGAAGCTAAATACGGAGAAAATGCAATGGATGCAAAAACTTTATGCTTTGAAGCTATGAAAAAAGGTGCACAGGAAGGTACTAACTTCTTAGTGAACCTTGAAAAAGGCGCTGAAGAATCAGGCGCAAATGCAGTCAACTCTGTATCTTCATCAGGCGACACAGAAGCAGACGAAGCAGCAGCGGCAATCAACGCTGTAAAAATTGCACTAGGAGGTAAATAACTATGGCAGTAATTAATGATGAATTTTATGAACAGCCAGTCGAAAACTTAGTAGCATCAACTAATCCACAGTTAGAAGCATTCACAATTCAGTTAACAGCTGGAAAAGGATTATTAAAAAGAGGTTCTTTATTGACAAAAGAAGATGCAGGCTATGAAATCATCGCAGCAGCTACAACAGGCAAAGCAAACTGCGTACTCGCAGAAGATGTCGACACAGGCGATGATGAAGGCGATGCAGTAACAGCAATCGCATACAGATCCGGACACTTCCAGGAAAACGGACTAATCGTATCTGATGGATACGAAATCACAGATGCTGATAAAGAAAACCTTCGTGATTTAGGAATCTTAGTCAGCGCAGCATTTTAATTTAGGAGGACAGAAATATGCCAATCAATCCATATGATACAGCCATCTTATTAGCTTCGATCGAAGCACAGCCTCCAGTACACTCTTTCTTAAGAGACAGATACTTTCCAACAGGGGACGTCTTCTCGACAGAAAAAGTACTTGTGGAATACAAAGATGGAAATAAAAAAATCGCTCCTTTCGTTTCACCAAGAGTGAACGGAGTAACAATGACAAGAGACGGATCAACACTTCGTGAATTCCAGCCAGCTCACATCGCACCTAAAAGAGAGTTAACAGTTGACGACTTACAGAAGCGCGGATTCGGTGAGGCTTTATTTGGTAACTTAACACCAGAACAGAGAGCCCTAGCCATCACAACGCAGGACATGATGGAATTACAGAAAATGATCAATATCCGTGAAGAAAAAATGGCTGCAGACGTTATCTTCACAAATAAGTTAACAATGCAGGAATACGGAACTGATCCAGAACATCCAATAGAAAAAGAAGTGAGATTCTATACAGAAGCAACAAACCCAGCGCAGTATACAATCTCAGCAGCCAACAAATGGGATACCTCAGCAGCTAAAGGTCAGCAGATCATCAACGACTTACATGCAATGATCAAGATCCTAACTAAGAGAGGATTATCTGCGACAGAAGCAATCTGCTCGCCAGACGTAGCCGATGTAATTATCAACAACGAATACATCCAGAAGTTACTAGACAACAGACGTATCGAAATGGGTGGAATCAATCCTGAAGAATTACCTGCAGGCGTTGTAAAAGTCGCTAGATTAAACGTTAAAGGTCATTTAATCGATATCTTATCTTACGATGAAGAATACACTGATTTGGACGGAACTACAAAAGCGTTTGTACCAGCCAAGACATTAGCGGTTGGAGCAGCCAATGCAGGTCAGACTGTATATGGCGCTATTACACAGTTAGAAGATGATAAACAGTTCCACACATACGCTGGAGCAAGCGTACCAAAAGTAGAAGCAGCCGGTAACGTAAGATCTGTAATCTTATCATCTGCGCCTTTAACAATCCCAATGAATAAAAATTCATTTGTTGTGGCTCAGCCATTAGCATAAGAGGTCAATATGAAGATCAGAATTATAGCAGGGACAGTCGGGTTTTATGATTCTAACGGATCTTATAAAGTAGCCGACAGCTCCAGCGGAATCGTTGACGTGAGTGATAAACAGGCGCAATCCTTCATCGATGAACACGTAGCGGAAATCGTAGGAGATCAGCCTGCATACGAAAAATCAGTAGAACCAGAACAGGAGCAGGAAGCAGCCAGTGAAGCTCCCAAATCTGCAGAATCAGACAGCGTAGAAGATATGTCGCATAACGAACTACGCGCATACGCAAAGAAAAAAGGATATGACACAAAAGGATGTAAGACAAAGAATGATTACATCGAAAGAATCAAAGAATATGAAGATTATGAGGAAGCAGAATTCATTGATGAAGATCCAGACAATGAGCTTCCTGACTTTGATCCAGTCATTCCTGAATAGGAGGTAATAGCCATGATCAAAATGATCAAAGGAACTTACGGACTCGAAAGAAACGGAGTCGTGGAAGCCAAAACAAAAGACTCCGAACCTTTCACTCTTTCAAAAGAAAGAGAGTCGGAGTTAATAGCTCTAGGAGTTGCAGAAAAAGTCGAAGACGAATACACAAAGATGAAAATGTCTGATTTACGAGATGAAGCAAAGAAGCAAGGCATCGATGTAAAAGGCATCAAGTCCAAGGAAGAGATCATCGAAAAGTTGAGAGATGAAAAAGAATGAGTTTCAAGGATGCAATAGATGCAGACATTGTGTCTGTGTTCTTGAATGAAATGGAATTTGCAGATACGCACAACGTTGAAGGAAAAGACATTGTGTGTGTGATCGATTCAGACAACATGGTGAAGATCAAGAACAGTATGTACCTGGGAGAAACCCAGGCGGACCTGTTGCTCTTTGCTAAGCAGGAAGACCTGCCTAAAAATATAAAAATAGGTAGATACCTAAGCGTGGACGCAAAGCAGATGATCGTAATCAGCTCAAAGAAGGACATGGGAATGGTGACTCTAGGCCTAGCCCAGAACATCAGCGCATAACCTATGACAGTAGTCGAAGAAATCAATCGTATTTGTGATTGGTTAAATGAAAACATATGTCCAAGCATTAGTCTGAAAGTTCCTGACGATTTCCAAAACGACGAAGGCATGACGGTGCAGGAAATGCATCCTCATGCGTTCCCATTATTCATTCCGGGCGAGGATAAACTCCCGCCCAGCATTCCAGCACCAATCCCATCCATCTGCGTACAGCTTATGAAAGGGAAAGACGATCTCACAGAATCAAAAAGAGAACTCGAAGTAAGGCTATGCATGAATAGCTGGAGTCCAGGAGACTACGGAGCAGAAACCGCACAGCTTATCGAAGACGATAAGTCTCTAGGCGGATATAGGTATCGCGTAGACCCAAACTCAAAGACATTCAACCGCAATGTGAACGGATGGGTGGAATCATACAATTTCCTAGACAAAATCCTAACAGCAGTTGAGGAAACAGAGTTCATTAATGGTTTACGACTAAAAAAAGAAGATCCTATCGAGTTCGGTCCATTCACAGAATCAGGAGAGCTCGTAGACTATTATCCATACTGGCATAATTACATCAGTCTCAAATTTGAGGCAGGAAGAACAATCTCACACAGCAAATCATACAAAGACTTACTATAAATAAAAAATAAGGAGGAAAAGCATATGGCTTATAAACATGGTGTTTATGGAGTTATCGATGAATCGAGAGTCAGAGATGCAGTACAAGCTAGCACTGTCGCAGCATACATCGGTACAGCTCCAGTCAATCTCATTAGAGGCTACGCTGAAAAAGGCTTAGTGAATAATCCTGTTTTATTGACGAACAAATCAAATGCACAGGCTACAATCGGATACTCCGATGACTGGTCTAAGTTCACTTTATGCGAAGCAATTGATGAACATTTCAATAATGCAGTTCAAAACGTAGGCCCTATTTATATTATTAACGTTTTAGATCCCAATACACACAGATCAGCATCAAAAACAACAAAATCTCTTACTTTTGTAAACGGCAAAGCGGAGTTTAAGGATTCATCTATCATTCTTGATACTTTCGCAATTGCAGATAAAGTTGAAGGAATAGACTACGAAGTGTCTTATTCATTCGCAAAAGGTACAGTTCAGGTCAAGATGCTAACAGGATCAGACACTACAATCACTGCATCATATAACACTGTCGATACCTCAGCAGTGACATCTGCAGACATTATCGGTGAAACTACAGCTGCAGGAGAATACAAAGGATTAGACGCTTTAAAACTTTTATACCAGAAGCATAACGCTGTACTAAATTTATTAGCAGCACCTGGATTTTCAGAAATCCCTGACGTTTACAAAGCAATGGTGGCTATCGTTCAGAAATTAAATGGTCATTGGGACGGATTCGTAATGGCTGATATTCCATTACGCGACGGAGATACAGCGATCGATACAATCGCTAAGGCCAAAGCGTGGAAAGAAGCTCATGGATATGACTCTGAGTTTTCTAAAGTGTTCTGGCCACAAGTTAAAGATGGGTCAGGAAAAGCATACCACTTATCAACAGTAGGTATGGCAACACAGCTAGCAGTGGATATCTTACACGACAGCGTGCCATTTGAATCTTGCTCAAACAAAGAAATTATGGCAACAGCTCAGTACTTCGGAGAAGACGCAGCAAATAACGGATTTGATGAATTAACAGCTAACGAATTAAACGAAGTAGGTATCACATCTGCAACATTCCGCGGTGGCGTTTTTGTTCTCTGGGGAACACACACTGCAGCATATAAATATGGATCAGTTAACGATCCAAAGGGAACATTCGATGTCAACATCCGTATGCTTGAATACGTAGAGAACTCATTCCAGCTAGATCACATGGCACAGATTGATATCCCAATGACACCTGGCCTAAAAGATTCAATCTTAAACGCTGAACAGAATAAATTAAATGCATTAGCTTCAATCGGTGCATTAATCGGTGAGCCTGAGGTTCTATTCTTAGAAACTGAAAACAGCACAAGCGATATGCTGCAGGGTGACTTTGTATGGAATATCGCCATCACAAATGCTCCACCATTTAAATCAGGAACAGCTAAAGTGGCATATACAGATGAAGGATTCTCTTCATTCTTCACTAATTCGTAGGAGGTAAATGCATGAACAAAAAAACAGCAATCGTCGCCGATAAATTCTTGTGCGACGGAGAAGAAATCGCAACAGATGTCAGCTTCACACTTCCAGCAATTGAATTATCAACAGCTGACATCCAAGCCATGGGCACATTCTCGGTGCCTTTACTAGGATTGATGGAAGATATGGAAACATCAATCACGCACGTAGGCTCGCAGAAAAGCGAAGCCAAATTCAATAAGTTCGGTACTCATAACTTTGAATTTAGATGGGTTCAGCCAACGGTTAAAGAAACAGGCGAAGTCAAATATGAAGCTTGTAAGGCATTCTTAAAAGTTATGCCTTCATCAACGGGTGAAACCGGAGTCGAAATCGGTTCTGGAACAGAAATCGAAGGTACATACAAGACTATTTCATATCGCAAGATCGTGGATGGTGAAGAAGTCTACTACGTTGACAGATTCGCTAAAGTATTCAAGATCGGTGGAGAAGATCTATACAGTCAGATCGCCAATTTGATGAAATAACCGCAAAAGGGAGATCATCAGATCTCCCTTATTTTTAAAAAAGACATGAAAGGAATTTGAAAATATGGAAAACACAATCGAATTAAAAAATCCCATAATGATCAACGGGGATGAAGTCAAGACATTATCTTACGACTTTGATAAGATTGATGGTCTACTTTTTGCACAGGTAGAAGCAAAGAGACAAGCAGATGCAGGAACAGAGAATGCAGCAATTACATATGTAGCAGAAGCAGATCCTGCATTTCAGTTATATATGGGATATGCAGCAATCATTGCTGATAACAGAAGCTATGATATCGAAGATTTAAAACGCGCAAAAGGACACGATATCATTCAGATCATGAATATTGGGCGAAATTTTACTTTCGAGTCGGCCGTGGACTCACAAGCAAGCGACTCAGAAAATGCTATCGAGACTATGCAAGAGTCTACCACACCAGCAAAGTCGAGCTCGAAAAGCAAGGGATAATCAAATTCCTGAATGACTATGCGGAAGCGGCCGAAGACTTGGAAAAAGAAGCCCAGGAAATAGAAAAGAAAAATAAATTCGGTGGCAGACGCAGATAAATCATAACAAGGAGGCGATATAGCCATGTCAAAAAAAGAGCTAGAGGCGGTCATTAAAGTCGGTGGGGCGCTTGACGCATCCCTAAAGACAACAATGTCTCAAGCAAAAAGCTATATAAATGACCTCAACAAAACACAGAAAGCATTCGCGCAAAACGCACAGTCACAATTTCAAGTGTTAGGTAAAAAACTGACATCTGTCGGTGACAACATGCAAGTCATCGGTAAGAAGTTCGCTCCTATTTCAGCAGCAGCCGCCGCAGGACTTGGATCATCAATCAAGATGGCTTCTGATTTTCAGGATGCAATGGCAAAAGTTAATACAATCGCTGGACTTTCAAGTGGTAAACTTTCAAAGCTATCTACAGATCTGCTAAAGGTTTCATCAGACACAGGCAAGAATGCAAGTGAAATCACGGAAGCAGCTTATCAGTCTTTATCAGCATCAGTGCCAACAGATAAAGTTGTGCAATTCACAAAGACTGCAGCTAATTTAGGAAAAACTGGTTTTGCTAAAACAGCAGAAGCTGTCAATGTTTTAACAACAGAGATCAATGCCTACGGATTAAAGACAAGCGATGCTCAGAAGTTAAGTGACCAGTTAATACAGACGCAAAATCGTGGTAAAACTACTGTCCAAGAATTAGCAAATCAGATGGGAAATGTTATACCAACAGCTTCAGCGCTTGGTGTAAACATTTCAAATTTGAACACCGGATATATTCAGCTTACAAAGCAAGGTATTAATACAGCCACAGCTACTACGCAAATGAGAGCTATGTTTAATGAGCTTTCAAAAAGCGGAACAAAAGTAGATGCAATATTAAGATCCAAAACAGGAAAAGGATTCTCTGACTTAATGAAATCGGGAAAATCGCTCGGTGACGTAATGC